ATAATTTAAAATTAGGATTATTAAAATTAGAAGAAAATAAAATTAATTTTGATAATAATTATTGTATAGAGAAAGAAATAAATGAAATATATAGAGATTTAGATACAAGAGATGAGATAGTTGATAAATATATGGAGATGAGAGAAGAGAAAAATAGATATTTAATAAATACAACAAAGTTAAAAGATTGTATTTATGAGATAGAGAAAAAAGAAATGATGATAAAAAAGTCGAATGATATAATAGAAGATATAAAGAGTAATGAAAAAAAGAGGATAGAGATAAAAGAAAATAAAGATATAATAAAAGAATTACAATTAATAGTATCAGAAAATCAGAAAAAAATATACAGTATAAATAAAGATAGTAATATATTATTAACAAAAATAGAGAATATAGAAAACAAGATAAAGGAAATTAATAATATAAAGGAAGATCACGGGATATATAAGGTATTATCGGAGAGTTTAAGTGATAACGGATTACAGTTATATTTATTAAAAGAATCATTAAATTATATAAATGAAAAGATAAATATTATATTGAAAGATTCAATAAATAAATCTATCAAATTAATAATGAATGAAAAGAAAATAGAAATGTATATAGAGACCGAATATGGAATGGTAGATAGTATATCAGGAATGGAGAGTTTTATGATAGATTTAGCATTTAAGATAGTTATATCCCAGATAAGTGAGATGCCAAAGTCGAATATATTATTTATAGACGAAAGTATATCAGTATTAGACGCAGAAAGATTACAGAATATAGATATATTATTTGATTTTATAGGTGAATATTATAATTCAGTATTTTTAATAACACATTTACAATCGATAAAGAATTCAATGAATTGTTCATTATATATAAAGAATATAAATAATAGATCATATATAAATAATTCAGATAAGATATTAAATTTAATAGAGGAATAGATGGGGTTTTTATATTATTTTATTATATTTATGATAATAGTAATTTAAATAAAAAATTTAAAACGGCATTATTTATAATAATTTATATATAAATTATTATAAAAATAAAAAAATTGATTAATTTAATTTTAAAGTATATTAAATATATAATTATAACTAGTAAATAAATGAACTTTACTAATATAAATATTAAGGATTTTATTGACTATATTATAACATTTGATAATGTTGATGATATTTTAGATAATTGTAAAACACAATCTGAGAAGGGTTTTATTTTTGAAAGATTATTTGATATTGTTATTAAATTTGGATTTTCTGATATATTTACTAATTTTAATTTTAATCATTTAATTGGTAATTCTAATAATGCTAAACTAAAAATTTTAGAAAATCTTAATCTATATCTTAATGAAAAAGTTTTAAGTGGTAATTCTAGTGGATGTTCTGATATTACATTACAAAATAAAAATGATGATACATATATATTTATTAGTTCTAAATATCCTAAATCAAACGAAGATATTAAAAAACAAAAATCAGTAGATTATTATGATATTCAAAATATTATAGCAATGGCAACTAAAAATAAACATATTTATAAAAAATATAAAATTTATCTTGTTGTTCCGAATAAGGAAAAAGTTTTAGATAAAGTTAAAAACGCTAATGAATCAAGTAGATATATTACTGATTATATGACTGAAAATAATATTTTAGATAAAAATAATTTAAATAAATATTTCTTATTATTCAAACAAGATATAATTAAAAATAAAAATAAAGATTGGCAAAGTGTTTATTTGAGTAGTAAAGAAAATTTAATTTTACGTTTTCATCAAGAATTAATTACACAAAAAACAAGTATTTTAATTGATGAAGGTAATAAATCTTTTTTATGGGGTTGTAAATGTAGAAGTGGTAAAACTTATATGTTTGGTGGTATTGTATCTAAACAGTTAAAAGTTAAAAATAAATTAAATATTTTAATTATTACACCAGCACCTACAGAAACAGTACCACAATTTACCAATGACTTATTTAATAAATTTAAAGATTTTGATAAATTTAAAATTCATAATATTGAAGGTTCTAAAATGCTTAGTTCTTTAGAAGTAATTGATAATAATATTTTTATAATGTCTAAACAACTATTACAAAAATATATAAATGATAAAACTATTTTGAAAATTAAGAATCTGAAATTAGATATTATTGGCTTTGATGAAAATCATTTTAGTGGAACAACTGATTTATCAAAAGATATATTAACATCATATTCATCAAAAAACACTATTAAAATATATTTAACAGCTACATATAATAAACCATTAAAAGAATGGAATATTTTACCAGAATGTCAAATGTTTTGGGACATAGAAGATGAACAAATATGTAAATCTATATTGATTAATGAAAATAATTTAGAAAGATTAAAAGAAAAACATGGTAATGAATATATACAAAAAACTATTAAATATTATATTGATTTGGGATTATCAATAAATGATATATTTAAGTGCTATAAAAAAATGCCAGATTTACATTTAATAACTAATTTATTTGATCAACAAAGATATGAAATAATTAAAGAAAAATTAAATAAAAGTGATTCTAAAATGGGTTTTTGTTTTGATACTCTATTTGGATTAAATAAAACTAAAACTAAATTTAGTTTTGAAAATGAAGTTAAAACAATTTTAAGATATATTTCAGGTTCTAATAAAGAAGAAGATGGTGAAAAAACTATATTTACGAGAATAAATAATATTTGTTCTGAAAAAGAAACAAGATTACCATTTACACAAATTTGGTTTTTACCATCTGATAATATTAATGAAATATCAGAATGTCTTAAAAAATTAATACTTGAAGATAATATTCTTAAAAAATATGATATATTATGTATAAATCGTAAAAATAAAGAATTAGCAAAATATATTAAAGATGAAATTAATAAGAAAGAACTAATAGCAAAATCTAGTGGTAAATTAGGTTTAATCCTTCTTGCAGGTAATATGTTATCTTTAGGAATTACATTAAATTTATGTGATTTAGTTATTCTTATGAATAATACCTTGTCATCCGATAAAGTGTTGCAACAAATGTATAGATGTATGACAGAAGAAGAAAATAAAAAGATTGGTTTTGTAGTTGATCTAAATATAAGTAGAGTATTAAATACTTGTATTAATTATACTGTTTATAAAAATGAAAAAAGTATTTATGATAAAATGAAATATTTAATTAAAAATCATCTAATAAATATTGATGTTGATATTATGTTAAATAAAAAAATAAATTCTGATATCATAGTTAAAAAATTAATGGATATATGGAAAGAAGACCCGATTAATAGTTTTAGAATTCTATTAAGAAAATTAGATAATGATTATGAAGACTTTGATAATTCAACACAAAAATTAATAAATAAAATATTTACTAAATCAATAAAAGATGATAAAATAAGTTTAGAATTGATGCTAAAAGATGAAGATGATGTATTACAAGATTTACCAACTGGAAAAGAAAAGATAAAAAATGATAGTTATTCTGATGATGAAGTTGAAGAAAATGAAGAAGAAAATGAAGAAGAAAATGAAGAAGAAAAAAAAGAAACACAAATATCATTTACTAAAGATGTTCTACTTTATATAATACCATTAACATGTATATTAACAATAAAAAATTCCAATATGGATTTTGTAAAGATGTTAAATGATATAAAAGAGAATCCAGAATTAATGGATACATTTAATGACCAGTGTTTAATATGGTGGAATAAGAAAGATTTAATAGACTTAATAAAAGATATAGTAAATAAATATTTTGATAAAAATTCAAATACATTTAATATCTCAATACAATTTAAGATGTCATTACAAAGTTTAATAGATAATCCTAAAGAGTTATTAGAGTTAATAAATGATTGTTTGAAACCTAAAGATATAGAGAAAAAACAATTTGGTGAAGTTTTTACACCTATGAAATTGGTAAATGAAATGTTAGATAAATTACCTTTAGAAGTATGGAAAAATAAAAATCTTAAATGGTTAGATCCTTGTTGTGGGATGGGTAATTTTCCAATAGCAGTATATTTAAGATTAATGGAAGAATTAAGAGATGAAATAGAAGATATTAAAGAAAGAAAAAAACATATATTAGAAAATATGTTATATATGTGTGAATTAAATAAAAAAAATGTATTAGAATGTAAACAAATATTTGATATAAATCATGAATTAAAATTAAATATATATGAAGGTGATAGTTTAAAAGTAGATTATAATAAAGAATTTAAAATAAAACAATTTGATATTATAATTGGGAATCCACCATATAATGCATCAGGAACAAAAGCATCTGGAAATACAATATGGCAATTATTTGTAAATAATGGTATTAAATTATTAAAAAATAATGGTTATGTTTGTTTTGTTCATCCAAATGGATGGAGAAAACCAAATACAGAAAAGGGGAAATTTTATGGATTATTTGAAAAAATGACAAAAGAAAATACACTATTATATTTAGAAATTCATGATACAAAAGATGGTATAAAACAATTTAATTGTGGAACACGATATGATTGGTATATATTACAAAAAAAGAAAAATGAAAATTATAAAACAAAAATATTAGACCAAAATAATATATCATATGAAATAAACTTAAATAAATATAATTGGTTGGCAAATTGTGATTTAGATATAATTGATAAATTAATAGCAAATGAAAATGAAGAAAAATGTAATATATTATATTCTAGAAGTAATTATGGAGCAGATAAAAAATGGATTTCAAAAATAGAAACATCAGAATTTAAATTTCCAGTTGTTCATTCAACACCAAAAGATGGTAATCGTTTTGTGTGGTCAAATAAAAATGATAATGGATTTTATGGAATAAAAAAAGTTATATTTGGTGAATCTGGTATATATAATCCAATTATTGATATTGATGGTAAATATGCTATGTCTCAAGGTGCTATGGCTATTATTATAGATGATCTTAAAGAAGGTGACATATTAGCTAAATTTTTATGTTCAGCTATATTTAATAAAATAATTAAAGCTTGTTTATGGTCATCTTTTAGAATTGAGTGGGGTATGTTCAAGGATTTAAGAAAGAATTTTTATGAATTATTAGATGATAAAAAAATAGAAAATAATAAAATTATAAATAATCGTAATAAAAAAAATAGAATTAATAAAAGTAATAATAATGAAATTTGATAAATTTTTATTTTATTTCTGTTAATAAATAAATTATATTTTGTAATATATTTAATGGTCGGCATTATCGTTCCATTTTTTTGTATTATCTTTGTTGTAATCTATTTATTGGTCGGCATTATCGTTCCATTTTTTTGTAATCTATTTAATGGTCGCTATGGTCGTTCCATTTTATTATATTATCTTTTTGCAATCTATTTAATGGTCGCCATTATCGTTCCATTTTATTGTATTATCTTTTTGTAATCTATTTAATGGTCGGCATTATCGTTCCATTTTATTAT